TACATAAACGCAATGGTCAAGCAAGGCGAGTTGCCAAGCAACGTGAATCAGTTCTTGCAAGGCTTCAAAAAGTTTTACGCAGACAGAATGCAACAACAAATGTCAGGACTAAAAGCACAAAAGGCATTACAACTTCGTCAAGATAAAATGAAACAGATGCCAGTGTTTCTAAACAGGGCAAAGAAACCACTACAGGCCATGTTGACTTTCTACAAAGCAGTGCAGACAATGAAAGCGTTTGTCCTTAAGAAAATGAATCAGGCTATGGCAATAGGATCATTCTCACAAACTGATAGCGGTTTAGAAGTTACAGAACCTGAAGGCTTTGTTGCTGTTGATAAGACAGGCAATGCTGTTAAGTTAGTAGACAGGTTAGGATTCTCAAGAAGAAACTTGACTGCTGTCAGCAAATTCAAGAAATAAATTTAAAGTTTTATTAATCTGTTCTTTCAATTTTCCTTCATTGAAAAATGTTTCGTAATTGTGTTCCCTTAATGCCTGTGTCTGTAGATAAATGTCTTGCCATTTTTTGTTGCCACGTTCTACGATAGTGCCATTGTCACACTTAGATTTTAATTCCTTACAAAGTGAAATTAATTTGTTTATCCTTTTTGTAGGGTTTCTTTCTAAATCATAACTTTCATTAAAATAATTACCAAACGTTTTGAACCCCATTTCTCTTAACTTCTGTAGGTAAAGATAATTGCCATGTACTACAAACACGTGCTGTGCCATGATAGGTTTCCATATTTTCTCAGTCATAAACACTTCGTAGTCATTGTCGTTTGTTTCTGATACAATAGAACACACTGTATCAATGTAAGGCAGTTCGTATATGTCTTGGTCTAATCCAAAGCGTGGATATTTGTTAGGGTCAACACCAGGCAATTCGTACTCCTCCGGCATCTTACGTTTTGATTCATGTAAATGGAAAGTATGAATGCTGTTATCAAGCACACCTTCTGCCAATAAGGCATTGTATAGTTTTACCCTGTGTTGACGTGGCATCTTGTTGAGATAAAGAAAGTCGTGCTTCTTGTGCCAATAACTCCCTTTATGATTATGAGTAAAATTGTATTTTTTATCTTTGTGTTTGTTGTACATGTAAAACCAAAACCAACTAAGGTCACCTGTCCATTTGATATGCTCTATATCTATTTCAGGAAACCATTTGCCATGGTTAATGTTTTCTAATGACTCCCACGGGGTGGCTTTTATAAAAACGAAGCCTTGACTGTGTAAAAGATCACAACGTTTTTTAAGTTCTGCGTTAAGTTCTGCATTGTCTTTCAATCTAACGTTTTCATGCCTCACATCTAATATTGCGAACTTTCTGTCGTAACTGTCTAGGTCATAGTTATGCAATGTGTAATATTCGCCTGTCATATCAAACGTTTGATCATCCATGCTGTTCATAGAAATAAAGCTCTCTAGGTCTGTATGATAACCAGTCTTCATTATGTCTGTGAGAATAAAGTTTCGTTGCATATGCTCTATAAATACCTATATGTTAACACCATTTTTAAAGTATGTATCTGAGGGCAAGGTGATAAGACGGCATAGTGACTTACAAAGATACACATTTCCAGAGGTAGCAGAACGAATATACCTCAGTTTCCTAGCACTGGCACTGATGAGTCAGAACAAGGACACAGCAGGATTCGTAAAAGCATACGCAACACAGACTATGGCGAAAGGCACATTCGACCAGGTCAGGATGATTAATAATGACCTCTCCAACATGCTGGCTATAGTTTCAGGCGATCCAGAAATTACCAAGAAACTTAAGAACAAGAATCAAGCACAGGCCATGAGGCAGAGACAGCCAGTTCCTGTAATGGCGTTGAGAAGATACCTAAGGAGTTGGGAAGAACACTACAAGAATCTTACGCATTTGGAAAGAGCACTAAACATCCAAGATACTAATTTGAGAAATATAAGACGAGCAGTGGCCAACTATAACAAGTTGAATTCCAGACTTAAGATGCAGACTTTACACAGACTGCAACAGCAACTACAATCCAAACTGCCCAACACTGACATACTTAGGAAATTCAAGGAGTTGTAATGAAAAAAGAAAAAGAGAAATGTCATAGATGTGCCTGCAAACCTCACTGCAACAAAAACTGTAGCAACTGTGGAAACTGTGACACCTGTGACTGTCATCAGTGCTTACAAAGATTCGCAGTAGATGGCTAATAAAAATAGTTTTTGGGTGCTGTATGGACAGCACACACAACCCACATACCTTGAAGACGCCGGTGGCGGACAACAAGAACAGAGAGACAGTGCATTAAATTACGTGAACAAATGGCGTGTCTGCCTGGACATCGGTAGTAACATTGGACAGTGGACTAGACCGTTGTCTAAGAAGTTTGAAAGTGTTGTATGTTTCGAGCCTAATCCTAACTTCAGAGAATGTTTTGAGAAAAATATCACCGAGGCAAATGTGCTCCTTTGGTCTTATGGCCTTTCGGACAAGGAACACAAAGCAAAACAAGACTTCAACTCAACACAGTTAAAGAACGAGGACGGAAACATAGATTGCAGGACGCTGGACAGTTTTGGATTAACCAACGTTGACTTCGTAAAGATAGATGTAGACGGATTTGAAGTGCCGTTGTTGAATGGTGCAAAAGAGACATTGACCAACAATAATCCAGTTATTAATATTGAAATGAAAAGAGACAAGAGAAACAATATTACACAAAAGTGTGAATCAATATTGAAAGATCTAGGCTACAAGTTCCAAAAACGTACTAAAAGCGATGAAGTCTGGCTAAAATCGTAATATTACAGCATAATTTACCAACTTTACCAATAAATACTTGCGACTTGATTCCTGAGCGGAATCAAAGTCATTTAATCAGATAAAAAGGAGGATTAAAAATGGCAACACCAAGTAGAACAGTCGCACCCTTAATCGCCGAATATAGAATGATAGGAAAACCTATCACTATGATCGCTTTAGATTGGGACGTAGACGCAGACGCTTCTAGAGAGGCAATGGAAGCAATCGTCAACACAGTACTATCAAGAGGAACTATCTTAGCCGCAGGTGCGGTATACGATACAGGTACTAAACAGGACTTCATCTTAGAAGGAAATTTAACTGACACGATCAACAATTTCACATCTTTAGATGGAACTGTTACAGGTACACTTGCTCAAGTATTAGTTGAGGACATCATTAACCTAGGAACAGTAGATTCAATTAACTTTGGATCAGGTACTGTTGCTTGTACAATTAAAACAACATTAAAATTCGCATAATAGCGATTAGGAGAACAAAACAATGGCTTACGATACATCATTACCAGCAGGTGGACCAGGAAACTTCGTTTCACCAAACACGGCGCATGAGGCAGACGGCGTTGAAGTAGACTTCATTACTGTTGACTACATTAGTGCCATGAACGCAGAGGTAACTTACTCAGGCGCATCGGCTAACACAGCGGGACTTCAATTATCAATGGAAGCAATCCAAAACCAAGGTGTAAACATCTTAGGAAAAGGCGTTCTGTCAAACTCAAACACAGAACAAACTTACATGGTAAGAAGAGACGCTTTAGATACAATCAGTTCTACAACTACAGTAGCGGCAATCCAGGCGGCAGTTAGAGCCTTGAACGCAATGACACCTGACAAAGTAACAGCAACTATATCTTCAGCAACAGCGGCTGACAGAGATATGGGTGATACTTCTGTTGGAGCATAATAATAGTTAAGGAATAGGAGGAAACTAAAATGCCAGTTAGCAAAAATAACTTCAGTCATGTGACGAACACTGAACTAGAAGGTGTAGAAACATCTACTTTCACAGTGGACTTCATCAGTTCAATGGCGGCTGAAACAAGCGACTTGTCATCTGGATCTGCAACAGCAGGTTTAGAAGCGACGAGAGCAGTTATCAGTTCGTACATCAACATCCTTTCAGAAGGACCGTTGGCTGATTCAAACACACAGAAAACTTACACAGTAAGAACAGATTGCCTAGGCACTTTGATCTCAGGTGGTACGTTACAAACGGACATCAGAGCATTAAACGGTGCAGGTAGTGTTACAGCAACAATATCAAGTGCAACAGTAACAGCAACTGATGTTGCAATCTTAACTGCGGCAGTTGTATAATAATACATACTGACAGTAAGTAAATTACCAAAGGGCGGATCTTTAATTAGGTTCGCCCTTTTTTAATGACTTAAATATCGATATGCACGAGTACAGAATACACACACTAGTCGACATCACTGAAAACGGTAATCTAAAAAAAGCATTTCCTTTCGAAACTGAAGCAGGCCATAAGATACACGACAAGCATACCCTGTCTGTGGCACGCGATCAGAACAGCAACTTTGCAACAATGTTACAACTGCTACAGATGAGGGGTAACATCACATGGGAACACACACCCCAAAAAGTAGAACTGCCTAACCTGGGCAACTATAATTTTGGTTCCTATTACGAAGGCGCACACACAACATGGCACTTCCAGTTCTCCACAGAGCAGTCAGGAGTGTATGGTGAGATGATTGACCCAACCGCCAATCTACTTGATGATTTCAGCCTTGTGCCTGTGATAACAGACTGTCACAACACAGCACATTTTCCTATACAGACTTTCATCACAAAAGAACTACAAGGCACAGACAGGCAGAAAGTTATTGGTGCACTCTCAGGCGGCATTATAAACACGTACTTTTCGTATGCTGGCCCCATCGATAAATAATACTACATTAAGGCAAAAACTTTAAACTTAAAAAGGCACAACTAGGCAATGGAACAGGCTCATCTTCAGGCTCTAATAACGGAGGTCCAAATCCTCAAAAGAGATTTACAAAGATATATGAGTACAACAGAATTAGAAAAACAGAACCTAGAAGCACACGTGGACCTTTGTTCAGAGAGATACAAAGGGTTACACGACAGATTAAGTGCGATCGAAATCCGTCTACAAAAGATGAACGAAGATCAACAGTTAAGTCACAAAAGCAGTCAGAAGACAATCATAGCAACAGCAGGCACAGTTGTCGCAGGTTTACTATCAACAGTGGTAGTGATCCTAATGAAGATGCCAGGCTAAAATTACCAATACATGTTCATACAAATAGCACCTAAGGCCAAAGTCTATGTCACAGACGCAGACGTTGAATTCATAAAGGCCCATGCACTAGAATCATTCAGAAGTGACAAACTGTCACTAGAAGATGCCGACAGGGCCAAGAAGTTGGCCGACAAAGCAGTGTTTGTGCGTAAGAAACTTGACACCCACATGCAATATGCTTTAAATAGGAAGATAAAGTTTGTTGCAAATGACAGGAAAAAATAACCATAAACCGTTCAGTGAACTGGTAAAACAGATTGAGGCGTACGGACTCAAGGATAAACTTGCGGACCTGGCACACAAGGAACAGGCTAAAAGACCATTCCGTCACTTACCCAAACAATTCTCTAAAGGTATCCTTATAGGTAACATAGCAATCGTACCTAAGAAACATACAGGCACCAGATATGTGTATGTGATAGCGGACATGATGGAAGCAAAAATACTTCACGAAGATATTAATCTTAAACAGACTGCTATATTAGTGGCACACTACCTGGCAGATAACAGGAACATACCCAACAACATATTAGAATTAGATACCAAACACGCTTCGCAACTGTTCGATATAACAAACGCCAAACGAATGTTAAAGGAGGCACAGAAAGGCAAAGACCAACTCTCAGAAGATGTGTACTGGGACAGATTAGATGTCGCTAACCGCCTAGCGGACGAGTGCAAGGGAAATATACAGCAGATCTTTAATGACACGTTCGGAGCATAGATAATAAATAAACACAGTATGAAGAGCTTAGACCTTACAAAACCCATTACAACTGAATCTTTACTTAAAGAATTTGAATCTAGATTCAATATGACCATGGACCTTTCACAGTTCAATGAAGAAGAACTACAAGATTACGCAAATCATGTGAGAACTAAGATACATGAGATCACACAGAACACACACTTTGGACAAGAATTGAAAAATGATGGATACCAAAAAAATCAAATGATGTTGGACATCATTAACCAAGCCATTTCTGAAAAGAAACTTGAGGCGATGGGTGGCACAAGCAATCCAGTTTTAGACAAAGCAACAGCACCAATTAAAGCCAAACTAGCAAAAGGACAAGCATTGAGCCCGGACGAGAGAGCGGCGGCTTCAAAACTTATGGCGAGCAAGACAAACGAAGTAGCACCATTAATGGCTCTAGGCAGAGTGGCGGCAAAAGCGGCAGGCAGTGCGGCAGGTACAACAGTGGCAAACAGAGCAATGAATAAGTTAGGTATGAAAGAAGGTGTAGAAGAACAATCAGAATTAATATTAGCGGCTAAGGATATGATGGACAAAGTTACATCATTCTTAGAAGATCTAGCATCAATGAAAACAGAAGGTATGTTAGAACTAGCAGACAGAATCAGAGACGAAATGGGTGCTGAGAAATCAGACGCATTTTTACAAAAAATCCAACCAGCGATTGAACAGGCGGAGGCGACTCTCACAACAACTCGACAAGAGTTAGATAACGGTGTAAGAATTTTGACCGGAGAGGAAGTTGTTTCAGACCCTATGGGCGCCGATGAAACGATGAATATGGATACAGATCTAGACTCACTGGACTCAGAAGGCGACGAAGAGACAGATGAGTTTGGAGCCTCTGATGCTGAAGCAGGTGGAACAGAACCTGAAGGCAGAGAACAACGAGAATCCAAAGAAGTATTTGAAGCATCAAATAGAATCTACGGTAAATTAGCGGGGAAATAATCCCGTGAGGTTTTACGAATTCAAAAATAAAGATTTAGAATCAGCATTAGTCAACACTTTGTTGAACATGCAAGGTGATGCTAACGAAAAAGATCAATCAACAGAAATTAGTTTTGATGCTGTTAAAAGTTTAATGAACAATACTGGTTATCCTGCATTCAATTATGATGTGTTTAAAAGAATGTATGATGATGGTGAAACATTAAAAAATGTTGTAGCAGACTTTAATCAAGAAAAAATTGTAATTAAAACAGATCAAGAAGCAGACGAAAATCCAGAAATGGATTTTGATAATCAAGGTTCAACTGACGTAGTTAAACAAATGGCCAAGTCAGCAATGAAAAGACGCCAATAATTTTCAAATAATTAATTTACTATGGAATTATACAATATTACTCTGTCTTCTTCATTCTATGGTCTTTTAGACTTTAAAAAATATATTGGTACGCCATTGGTAATTTTTAATAGTGCTTCTCTTTGTGGATTTACTAACCAATTAGAACAGTTTCAAAAACTTTATAAAACTGGAAAAATGATTCCAATTGCCATACCAACTAATAATTTTGGAGAACAAGAACCAGGCAACGATCACGAAATAAAACAATTCTATACAAAAAAATATAATATTGAATTTCCTATTATTGATAAAACTACAATAGAGAATGAGTTTTTTAAAATGTTTGGACAACCAGACTGGAACTTTAATAAGTTTTTATTTGACAAAAATCATAAATTTATTAAACAATTCAATGCATATTTTAGGCCGGTGGATCTTTTAAAATATGTCTAAGACTCTTTGTTCTTATCCATTCCGTCATCTATTAATTGATCCAATTGGAACAAAGCGTCCATGTTGTGTATCTTCTGAATTTATAGAAAAATCTGACGGTTATAGACATTATTCAATCAATGATGGTTTACTAGATGGTTGGAATAGTGATTATATGAAAACCTTTAGATTAAAAATGGTTGCTGGTGAAAAACTATCAAGTTGTAGTAGATGTTATAAACTTGAAAATAGAGGACTAAGAAGTTTAAGAAACACTATTGGAGCAGATTACAATCTTTATCTACAAAATTTAAACAATGACGGTACAATGAAGACGCCTCCTAAAATGATTGAATTACACTTTGGTAATGTTTGTAATTTAAAATGTAATATGTGTAGTCATCAATTTTCTCACATGTGGGGTAAAGAATTACTACAAATTAAAAAACAAGATCCAAAATTTTTTAAATGGATTCAACAGCAAGGCGGTAACGTAAACAATTGGTCAACAGGTAATCTTAGCGAGGTTTATGATTGGTATAAAGATAAAAATTTACTTTTCAAAGTGTTTAAAGAAATAAACAACAACATTGATGTAATACAGGCAGTTGGTGGTGAACCAACTATTATTCCAGAATTTTGGCAACTTTTTGAATATTTAAAAGAGCAAAATACTTTAGCGGATAAAGAGTTAGATCTAATCACAAATGGAACAAATACAAATCCAAAAATTGTAAAATATTTTGCTGAAATGAAACGTGTATCAATTATGATTAGTTTAGATGCTTTAGAAGAAAGAAATAGATATATTAGATATCCATCTAATTGGAATGCTTTAATGAAAAATGTGCATGCCTACAAAGAACTTTTTAAAAATTCAAATACAGTAAATCATTTTATTAGCATAACACCGCAAATATGTAACATAGATCAACTAGTTGATATAGTTTTGTACTTTCAAAACATAGATATTAAGGTTGCGTTGAATCCAATTGTTACTAGTCCAAAAATCTTTGACTATCAATACTTTCCTAAATCAT